ATAAATCTAAACCTGTAATGTAAGTTCGTTCCCATTCTTTACGGGACTCCTTGTAGTCCATGTAGTTTTGATTTAACTCTGAACCTAAAGGACCTAATATATCGTCTGGTAATAATTCTGCTAAATTGTCAAAGTGGTTTTCACTTTGTGCTTGATTAAATGCTCCAGGTTCAAAATTAATCTCCACACCGCCATCTTCGGTTGGGGTAATTTCTGTTTCTCCTGCGTTAGGTAAACTTTCAACAATATCTTCTTGAAGCTCGACTTGTTCCTCGGGCCCATCTATCTCTACCGATTTTGTTACTTCGGTTAACGATTTATCTATTTCTGCCATTTATTTTCTCCAATTGATTAGGTTTATCCTCTTTTGATTCATTAATCAAGCCTCGTGGATCAGGGCCACTTAAAGGTGGTATCTGGTCTCGTTTAACATGTTTCATGTTTTTGACCAATGTTGGATTTTTCTTATATTTACTAGGATGTTTGAATACAAATGTCATTACCAATAAAACTTCTTTTTACGTTTAGGACCAGGTTCATCTTGATAGTCTTCTGGGTGTCTTACTAAACCACCTTGTCTGTATCTTAACAGAGCTTGAGTCGTGGAGTCAACTAAATCATCGTGGTCGCCATATGGAAACGCAGCACACTCTTCAACTAACTCTTGAGCAAACTCTTCTTTCAAAGGTGCCCACACTTGTCCGGCTTCGAACATAGGAGAGACTGCATTAACTCTTGCAATTTTATCTTGACCTTTTGATGGTGTAAAATTCATAGCAGGAATTCCCATCTGTCGTAATTCGTACATCAACGGAAGTCCTGATGCTTTTGCTTCTATAATAACTGTTTCAGGATTCCAATATTTATATTGTTCTAATGCAACACGACGAAGTTCTGGAAACTCTAACCTATCTTTAAACGAATCTAATAATATTAAATTAGGTCCGCTGTCCTCGTTCGGACGAAAGATTCCCCATGTTGTAATAGCAGAATAATCGGCGGTCTCTTTTTTAAGATACGCCGTATCATAACTTTGAATAATGTGATCTATAACTGGTAGGTGATCATGCTCCCAATCTTTCCACCATTCTCTTTTGATTAGAGCTCCTTCTTCTGATGTTGGGTTCTGCATGTACTGCGCGTTCCATTTTGCAATACCTGTTGCCGCCTTTACAGATTCGAGGTCCTCGAGCTTCCAATATTCTGGCCAGACTGGTTTACCATTAGGCAAGATCGCAGGAAACTCAATCACGTCCCACTGATCGCCGCTCTCGTTTGACTGTGCGTTTAATAATTTTTGTGTAAGATCTTTTGTTGACCAACGTGTCATAACCAAAACAATTCTTCCTCCTGGTTGAAGCCTTTGCCTCGGTCCACTAGTATACCACTCGTATGCTTTATCAAATGCATTAGGTGAGCTTACATCTTGCTCTGAATGTGGATCATCTATAATTAACAAGTCTGCACCTCTACCGGTTACCGCACCTTGGACACCGACTGCAAAATACTCACCACCATCAGAAGTATTCCAACGTCCTGCAGCTTTACTATCTTCTTGGAGTCTTGTTTTAAAAACATTTTGATATTCACTAGAATCAATTAAATGTTTTGTTTTTCTTCCAAAGTTTATTGCAAGCTCCGCTGTGTGAGTTGCTTGAATAATTTTTAATTTTGGATTCTGCCCGATCATCCAAGCAGGTAAAAAGAATGATGCAAATTCTGATTTGGTATGCCTGGGTGGCATATTGATAATTAAACGAGTGAGCTCTCCTGTTGCAAGTTTATTAAACTTATCTGCGATAGTCTCATGGTGGGACCCCTCTATAAAATCTGGCCACATCTTTTTTACAAAGGTCAAAAAATTAGTACGGATTTGTTTGAGCTCTTTTCTTTGATGTCTTTGTATGATCTGTATCTTTAGTTTTTTTCTTTCGATAGGATCTTCAATTTTATTTATATCTTGTACTGTTAGCATATAATTCAATATGGGTAGAAAGTATTATACAGCAATGACTGAGTAAATCAAACTATATAGTCTATGTCTGGGACCCCTACTAGCCAAAGGGGGGATCGCAAAAAATGTTTCACGTGAAACATAAAAGTAATTCCTATTGGGACCCCTAGTGGTGGGTCCCGCCCACACGCTCTTATCTCCACAACCCAGAGTGGTATGCAGTTTCTGCATAGGATATTGTAGGATACCCTATGCAAGAACTGCGTGGCTTAACGAAACTAATTATTCATTTGTTTTAAAATCCTTTCTTCAATGTTATCTAATTGATTAACCATAAACTTTCTTCTTGTGCTTATGTTCTTCATACCTCGGTTAGTTATTTCTATTCTTAAACCAATATGATTTTTGAATAGCTGTCGAAGATCCGTGTTACTTGGATTGCCAACAAAGTATGATGAACCCCAACAGAAACCTAAAAACTTTGTTCTGAAAATAATTTCATCAATAGTTTTTTCTGTGATCTCATTTACTCCAATTGACATCAACAACCAACCTAAAGTATCCGCTTGTTTTTTGTCTTCAGCTTTAAACTGGTCATCGTTAAAATGCTGAAGCTGTTCGTATTTTACTATTAACATTGTATTCCTTTCGTTAAGTTAAGTTAAATGTAATATAATTTATAGGATTTTATTTGCAAGAAAAAAATGAATTATTTTTAAATTAATTTTAGTGCCTGTGGATAACTTAACCACAACATATTGTTTTTTTATATGGGTGGGTCCCGCCCACATGCTCTTTTCTATTTTTTTTTCGGTGGCGCGTTTACGGGAGCAACTCCCAACGCGCCAACGTTCAAGTTAGAATAATTTTAATTGTTTATCCTCACTTTGTTTTTTTGCTTCCATGAATGATTTATGTAATTGTTCATTCAAAAACATTTTACGATCTATTTCTCGTAATTTTATTTCTGAATATAAGAACAAACAAAAACCACCAATGATTAAAACTATGCCAGAATATAATAATATTTCCATATTATTTACTCGGTAAAGCCAATAAAGAATTTGGAATGTCAAGCTGTATTCTAGCTGTAGCCATTTCTTTACTTAACTCGGTTAATGTTGGTTGTATGTGGCTTCCTGTATGTAAGATAGTCAAACACTTTTCTCGCTTCTTTTCTAATGCGTGATAAAGTTTATGTTTTGATCTAACAAATCTTTCTGCTTCTTCAAAACATACTTTTCGCAATTTCTTATTTATATAATCAACTGCGTTTTCTTCTTTGACTTTTACAGTTTGAATTGAAGTTTCCCATTTTCGTAATTTACGATAACGATTATATCTTTCTTCAATATCATCTGCCACTTTTTTAGCTTCCATTTCCAACTTGTATTCAATCTGGGCTTTTTCTGATTGAAACTTTAAAAGGGCTTTACACCTTTTATCTAGTTCCTTAATCATTTTCTCAAAGCCAAGTTCCTTTGGAAATTGGGTTATCTTTTTATTGACAATCTCTTCTGCCTGACTATCAATTTCAGTTTCAACTATATCAACTTGCTTATCAAACTTTCTATTAGTCAAGTCTTTATAGTAATCAACGTGGTCTTTTCTTAATGGTTGCATAATGTATTCCTTTCTGTTTAAGTTATTATTACAACTGATTTGTTATAGGATATTCTGGGAATATTGTCAAACAAATAATTTAAAAAAACTAAAAAAATTTTTTCTTTTTTTAGGGTGGGCCCCGCCCACATGCTCTTCTCTCCACAATTACAGGGTGTATGCACAAGCTGCATACACCCAGAAATTTAATTAATCTAATAGAACTCCGTATTCTTTTGGAAAGTATTTAATAAACCAATCCAAACCCTTCCTATGAGACTTCCAATCTTGAAACATCTCAGAGCCCATTATTACATCATAAACCGCCACCGCAAAAGCTGGCAGTTTACACTCTCCGCCACCAAACCTATTTTTAACGGTTTCGGTTGTTGTTGGATCTTCTGGCAATGCCACCGCAAAGGGCAGCTTGTACTCTTTGCCTTCATATTTAATTGTTTTCATTCTTTCTCCTTTGTTAATGTATAGGATATTATAGGAAAGTATTTATATGTCAAATAAAAAATTTCTTTTTTTATTGGGTGGGTCCCGCCCACAAGCTCTCCTCTACATTAGAACGATTCTAAACAAGGTGCGACAATATTGTCCTTTACATTATAGGATATTCTGTTATTGTGAATTTGTATTGTCAAGTTAAGTTAAACTACCTCTGGCAAACACTGACCGCGGTTGTAGGTTCTCTGGTCGATAAATTCGTCTGAACCTTCAGGGCTAAGATCCTTGCACTGATTAGGTGATGTAAGGATCCTAGGTCTCGAGGATACCCTAAGAATTCCTCGAGACTGATCCCTGGTCTATTGACCGACGGATGTAACGATTAGCTTCGTTGCCGACCATCAATGGACCTGGGATCAGAATACTGATCGAGCAATGCGCTCAGGCGTGGAACCTGTTGCTAATTCTACCGTTAAAATGTCGAGGAATGGGTAGGTACTCGAGGCAACAGGCTAAGCCTTTTTATTTTTTAGGGTGGGTCCCGCCCACAAGCACTAACCACAAGCTCAAAGGGTGGGTCCCGCCCACACGCACTAACCACTATATGTTGTGTCAATCACTTTTTAGTTGAAAATAAAATTTTTAAACGCTTGACATTATCCTTTAATATCCTATATTAAACTTATGAAAGAATTAAACACGGCTCAAGCGTGGGAAATAGTCGGAGGCCTTAGCAAGCCTGGCAAGATGCCTGGATGGTCAATTGGCCTTCCTGCTAAAGAATGCAACACGGGCGGCAAGCTGCAAAAAGTAGAAGGCAGCGTCTGCAATAATTGCTACGCTCTTAAGGGTTGTTACGTTTTTAAAATTGTACAAGATGCACAATACAGAAGATTGAAGGCCCTTCAACATCATTTATGGGTTCACGCAATGGTTGTATTAATCAATAATAAAAAACCTGATGTTTTTAGATGGCACGACTCAGGCGATGTACAAAGCCTGGATCATTTAAATAAAATTTTTGAAGTATGTAAACAGACGCCAACAAGGCGCCACTGGATGCCAACCAAAGAAGCTTGGATCAAGGACCACTTACACAGAGCACCTAAAAATTTAACGATCAGGATCTCTTCACCAATGGTTGACCAGGGACCAATTAAAAGTTGGCCCAACACTTCCACTGTTGTGACTAAAAAAGCAACATGTCCAGCACCGCAGCAGGGCGGGCAATGTCTCGACTGTAGAAAATGCTGGAACCCAAAAATTAAAAATATTAGTTATGGCGAGCATTAGGTCTAAGCACAACAATCTATTAAATTATTTTATTTGCGACCACAGGCACCTATCGAAGGCCTACGTCCGCAAGTGTAAAAAATTTTTTAAAGAATTCAGGGCTGCTAACGCCTCGAGCGTTAGAAGGATTGAGAAAACTCAATCAGTAACTGAACCCTTGATACCCGTGAGAAATCCGTGTGTTACGTTAAGGGAGAGGGCTGGACGTATTCCTCCAGCCCTCAAGCACAAGAAATAAAAAAATTGGGTGGGTCCCGCCCGCAAGCACGCACCATGAGCCACAAGCCGCAAGCCACAGGCCGCAGGCCTGGGTGGGTCCCGCCCACAAGCTCTGCTCTCGGGCCGCGACACTTTGTCCGTTGACTTTTGTGTAGGATATTATAGGACGCTAAACTTTTTGTAAAAATTTTAAGCTTGACAACATACCCGTGGCACACGGTTCTGCCTTCCCCTTAATTAGTTCTTCTATAAACCTTCCCTCATAAAGTTTTATGGCTAAAGGACCGAGGGCCTTTAGCATGATGAAACTATTGTTCGGATGAGTCAAATGAAAGCCAATTTGGTGTGGAGAAAAAGAAATTTTTTTAGCTTTTTTTAACTTCAATTCGACGGTAAAAAAGTGGCCAGAAGTATTGTAGCCCAGTAAATCAGGAGTCCCATGTGCAGCACTATTTTCCACGCGTGTAAATGATAATTCGCAATTATTTTTAGTGTTGAACGTCTTAATTTCATGCCAGAATTTAGTCTCACCTTTAATCATTTTTTAGGCTAAGTTCGTTGCTCTCTGGCTAATCAATTTTTTTTATGACTTCACCCATATTCCACTTAGATTTATAAACTGTCACTACCAATCTATGAGATTCCCGAACGCCAAGTAATTTGTTCTCCATTAATTTAATATCCTTGATATCAAACATCTCGCCATTGGGCATGCAGATCTGCACTCTGGCCTCTTGCACGACGGGTGACTTTAAGAATTTATCTAAGACTTTCCTTAATAGCTTTCCTGTTACCATCACTTGAACATATACCAAAAATAATTTATATTGCAAGTTATGGGTTTACCAAAAAGACTTACAGAAAAACAAATCAAGTTCGCTAATTTAGTAGTAGCAAATGAAGGTAGGAAAACTGCTACCGACTGTGCTATCGAAGCGGGCTATGATCCTAATTCTGCCTATGTCTCTGCAAGTAAGCTTCAAAACCCATCAATGTACCCTCTAGTTAGTCAGTACATAGGCAGGTTAAGAAGTGAAAAATTAAAAAAATATGACATCACCATGGAATCTCACTTAGGTGAACTGGGCCAATTAAGAGACGAAGCAAGAGAATCAAAAGCCTGGAGTGCTGCTATCAACGCCGAAGTCGCTAGAGGTAAAGCAGGCGGCTATCAAAATAATACTAATCTACATCTGCATAAAAACTTAGATAACCTAGAAGAGTCTGAGTTAGATAAAATGTTAGAAAAAGCTTTGAAGAATTTCAAACCTATCATTGATGGCAACGCAGAAGTAGTCGAGGAATCTAAAGAGTAATCTTCTCTAATTTAACAATACACCCCACAGGAAATATATTACGGTCTGAAAATGAAACGTCTTTATCTTCATATGATGCAAATGTCCAAACGAATTTTTTATTTCGTTTGTAAATGTATGCATGCGTTATCATTTTGCTGCATTCGAATTTATCAAATTCTTCTACTGATGCATGCCCCGCATCACCAGTTATATCAATCCATTCTAAACGATAAAAATAATACTTCTTCGAACCGATCACGACGTGTTTAAATTTGGATTTCTTATTTCTGCGCATATCTACTTATAGCACCTATAGTTTTTTTCTCTAGGACACATTTTTTTCAAAAACATTTTCTTATGCGCGCGTACGGGTTTGCTAAAAGCGTTGATTTTACTGGATTGTAACCACTGTAACCACATTGTAACCAAGATTTGTTACAAAATTATGGCCTAGAACCGTTGGTATTTGCTAATAATAGTCGATTCGATGTCATTGTAACCATTGTAACCACTATTCGTAAATTAAAAAACAAAAAATTTTTTCTGGCAAAAAAAGTCTATAGGTAAATACTCGCCTTTATTGTGACTTATTTGCAACACATTGTTGTATTTTAACCACAATCCTGACAATATCCAGGTAAACTACCGCTCTCATTCTTATACAAAGAATTCATACATTTTTTGGCCTTACAAAAAAGCTTTTTAATCCATATTTATTAGAAATTTTGATGATTTTTTTGCTATCAGAAGAT